ATGGACGCTTCGATTGCGCCGGCCTCGCGGGCAGCAGCGGTGACCCCGAATGATAGTGCGATCGTCGGCGCGCGGGCGCTTTATATCGGCACGGCGGGCGATGTGGCGATTGCGCCGCGGCGGGATATGGATCCTGTCATTTTTAGGAACGTGCCGGCCGGGACGATCCTTCCGGTTCATGCGGCCATCGTGGCGCTGACCGGGACCACCGCTTCCAACATCATCGCGCTGTTCTGAGCTTTCAGAAACAGATCCATGGGCAGACCGACCAAGTTCACCCAGGCGCTGGCCGAGAAGATCTGCGAGCGCATTGCCGACCGGGAAAGCCTGCGGTCGATCTGCCGGGATGAGGATATGCCGGCGAAATCGACGGTGCTCTCCTGGCTTGCCGACGACGGCAAGGCGGCCTTTCGGGCGCGCTATGCGCTGGCGCGCGAGATCCTGGCCGACGGCTTCGTCGACGAGCTGGTCGAGATTGCCGATGACCGCAGCAACGACTGGATCGAGAAGAAGAACGCTAGCGGCGAGACCACCGGCTGGCAGGAGAATGGCGAGGCGATCCGGCGCTCGCAGCTGCGCATCGCCACCCGCCAATGGGTTGCCGAGAAGCTCAGGCCGAAGAAATACGGTTCGAAGGTCGAGCCCGAACAGGGCGTGACCGGCGAAGTCTCGCAATTGCTGGAAGATATCAATGGCAAAACCCGCGGACTTCCAAACGGCGGTTGACCAGTTTTCCGACTGGCGCTGGCGGCTGAACAATCTCTATTGGATCACCGACAAAGCGGGCCGGCGCGTCAGGTTCGAGATGAACTGGACGCAGATGACGTTTTTCGAAGAGATGCATTATCTCAACGTGCTGCTGAAGGCCCGCCAGCTCGGTCTGACGACCTTCATCCAGATCTTCATGCTCGATGCCTGCGTCTTCAACCGGGATATCAGGGCGGGCACCATCGCCCATACGCTCGGCGACGTGCAGACGATCTTCCGGGACAAGATCAAATATCCCTATGACAATCTGCCGGAAGGCATTCGCAACGCCGTGCCGGTCGTCAGGACCAACCAGGCCGAACTGCTGCTCGCCAACAATTCGAGCATCCGCGTCGGCACCTCGCTGCGCTCGGGAACGCTGCAATATCTGCATATTTCCGAATATGGAAAGCTCTGCGCCAAATATCCCGAAAAGGCGCGGGAAGTGCGCACCGGCGCTTTGAATACAGTGCAGGCCGGCCAACTGGTGTTCATCGAAAGCACGGCGGAAGGCCAGGAAGGGCATTTCTACACGCTTTGCGACGATGCCCAGGTCAAGCAGCGGCAGACGGCGAAGCTCACCGAACTGGACTTCAAGTTCCATTTCTTCCCGTGGTGGAAGGAGCCGCAATATGCGATCGCGCCTCAAGGCGTCATCGTCAGCGATGCTTTCGCCAAATATTTTCGCCAGCTGGCCGACCAGGGCATCACCCTGACGGAGGGCCAGAAGGCCTGGTACGTCAAGAAGGCCGAAACCCAGCTCGGCGATATGAAGCGCGAATATCCCTCGACACCGGCCGAGGCTTTCGAGGCAAGCGTCGAAGGCGCCTATTATGCCGACCAGATGGCGGTGGCCGACGCCGAAGAGCGTATCGGGGTTTTCCCACATGTGGACGGCTATCCGGTTCACACCATTTCCGACATCGGCATGGACGATGCCAACAGCGTCTGGCTGTTTCAGGTGCTGCCCGGCCGTATCCGGATGATCGGTTATTTCGAGCATACCGGCACCGGCATGGACGGCATGCTCAGCGAGCTCGAGCGGCGCGCGGGCGACAATGGTTATGTCTACGGCGTCCATAACATGCCGCATGACATCAAGGTGCGGGAGTGGACGCGCGGCGGCATGACCCGCATCGAAGTCATGCTGAAAGAGGTCAAGGCGCGCGGCCTCGGCACGGTGCGCAAGGTCGAGCGCGCCTATGTGCATGACCGCATCAACGCCACCCGGCGCATCCTGGCAAAGATCGAGTTCGACCAGGCCGGCTGCGCCGAGGGCATCAAATGCCTGCGGAACTACCGCAAGGACTGGGACGAAGATCTGAGCGTCTTTCGCGACGAGCCGCTGCACAATTGGGCCTCTCATGGTGCCGACGCTTTCGGCGGGCTGGCGATCATCTTTACCGGCCTGGCGCCGGAACCGCTGAAGCCTGAGCGTAAGCCGCTGCCGACATTCCAGACGATGACATTCAACGATTTTGCCGATGCCACCCCTAGACATAGCGAGCGTGTTTGATGGAAGACGAGATAACGGCTTCAGAGGGCGGGCAGCGCTGGGATACGGCCAAGGTCGGCGCCCATTGGCAGCAGGAACTCGAGCGCGCGCAGCGTTATTTCAAGTCCTGGCACGACCGCTGCGTCAAGATCGAGAAGATCTATCTCGACCAGCAGTCGGACCAGACGAGCGCGGCCAAGCGCCGCTTTCCGATGCTCTGGGCCAATACCTCGGTGATGCAGCCGGCCGTCTATGCCCGTGTGCCGCAGCCGGTCGTCGAGCGCCGCTTCAAGGATGCCCAGCCGGTGGCGCGCATCGCTTCGGAACTGGTCGAGCGCAATCTCGCCTATACCGGCGATGAAGCCGATATCGATTCGATCATGCGGGCGGTGCGCGACGATTTCCTGCTCTGCGCCCGCGGCACGGTGTGGCTGCGCTATGAGGCCGATTTCGAGCCGCTCGATATGGGCGTCCAGCCCTCGGACCCGGCGGCAGCCCAAGGTCCTGGCGCAGGCTTGCCCGGAGGCATCGGCGGCGAGATCGGCGCCATGGGCGGTCCTCAGCCCGAGGTGATCGCCGACGAGCGTGTGTGCATCGATTATGTCCACTGGTCGGACTTCCTGCATTCGCCGGCGCGGCGCTGGAAGGATGTGACCTGGGTGGCGCGGCGCGTGCCGATGACCGACGAGGAAATGGAGAAGCGCTTCGGCGCTGAGGCCATGGCATCGCGGGCGGCGGAAGGTGCGGCCGGCAATAAGGCCGACAGCCAGGCCGAGCGCCTGGAGAATGAAGGCAAAACCCATGTCTGGGAGATCTGGTGCAAGAGCGAGAATTATACCGTCTGGATCGCCGATGGCTCGCCGGTGGCGCTTGAGGTCTCCGAGCCGCCGCTCGACCTGACGCATTTTTGGCCTTGCCCGCGCCCGGCCTACGGCACGATGTCGACCAGCTCGCTGATCCCGGTTCCGGACTATGTCTATTACCAGCAGCAATGCGACGAGATCGACCTGCTGACCAAGCGCATCAACAAGCTGACCGATCAGCTGCGGCTGAAAGTGTTTTATCCCTCCGGCGACGGCGCGGTCTCGCCGGCGATCGAGAAGGCGATGCGGCCTGAAAACGACATGGTGATGGTGCCGATCCCGGAATGGGCGGCGTTTACCGACAAGGGCGGCTCGAAAGCCATCGTGACATTGCCGATCGACGAGGTGCAGAAGGTGATCGTCGCTTGCATGCAGGCGCGCAAGCAGCTGATCGAGGACGTCTATCAGATCACCGGGATTTCCGACATCGTGCGTGGCGACACGCAGGCGTCTGAGACGGCCACGGCGCAGCGCATCAAGAGCCAGTGGGGCTCGATCCGCATTCGCGACCGCCAGGCGGAGCTTGCCCGCTTTGCCCGCGACATCATCCGCCTTGCCGGCGAAATCATCTGCGACCAGTTCCAGCCGGAAACGCTGATGCTGGTGAGCGGCATCAAGCTGCCGACGATGGCCGAGAAGCAGCAGGTCGAGATGCAGATGCAGCAGATGCAGATGGCAGCGCAGCAGGCGGCGATGCGGGCGCAGCAGATGGGGCAACCCGCCCAGTCGTCCCCAGGAATGGCGCCGCCCGAAATGCCGCCGCAGCTGCAGCAGATGATGCAGCAGCCGACGATCGACGAGGTGGTGCAGCTCCTGCGCAATGACAGCATTCGCGGCTTCCAGATCGAGATCGAGACGGATTCGACGATCGAGCCCGACGAGGATGCCGAGAAACAGCGCCGCATGGAATTCGTCCAGATGGTCGGCGGCTTCATGCAGCAGGCCGGCGCCATGGCGCAGCAGAGCCCGATGCTGGTGCCGGTGATGGTTGAGACGCTGCTCTTTGCCGCCCGCGGCTTCCGGGCCGGCCGTCAGCTGGAAAGCACGCTGGAGCAGGTGGGCGCTCAGCTCTCGCAAGCCGCCAGCGCCCCGAAGCCGGAGCCGCAGCCATCGCCCGGCGAGATGCTCAAGCTGAAAACCGCCGAGGTGAAGGCGGGTGCTGAACAGCGCAGAGCCGAACTCAGTGTCGCAGAGGCCGAGATCGAGCATCGCGCCACGGTGGAACAGGCGCGCGGCCAGATGGCGGCGCAGGCGATCGACCAGATGCGCGCCGCGCAGACCCCCTATCAATAGGCTTCGGAGCAACAGCATGAGAGAACGCTATTGCCGCGTCTGCGGCGGTTGGCACCAACTCGACCAATGGCCGCAGAATTGCCTGCCGGCGCAAAACCCGGCGCAGTCGGATCTGCCGACGCCGCATTTCGTCAGCGACAACATCGATATCCAGTCGATGCATGACGGGAGGCATTACACCTCGAAAGCCAGGCTGCGCTCGGCCTACCGGGCAGCCGGGGTGATCGAGATCGGTAATGAAAAGCCGCAGCCGATCGAGCAGCCGAAGACGGATCGAACGGCGATCCGCAACGAATTGCGGCGGGTGCACGCCGAATACAACGCCTAATGCATGTCGCCCGGAAGTGTGTAGCGGTTCCGGGATAACGACATGCATAAAGGCTTAACCGGGCATCAATCCCCGACATAGGAAATTTCCCAATGGATATGGAAGACCTCAACGAGGCCGGCAACGGCAGCGAAGATTTTGGTGCGTTCGACGACAAGCCATTGAGCGATAGGCCCGTCAGCATCCGCGACAGTTTGAAAGCGGCGATCGACACCGTCGACGCCAATGGACCGGGCGATATATCAGGCCAGCCGCGCGACGGCGAAAACGGTCGCTTTCTCGCCAAGGGGCAGGAACAGGCCGCCGCCACCGCGCGGGCAGGGCAGGCGTCTACGGCAAATGCCGCGCTCGCCCAGCAGCAGGCGTTGCAGAGCCGCGGGCAGGGCAGCGAACAGCCGGCAGCCATCGGCAACCGGGTTCCGCCCGGCTGGTCGGCGGAAGCCAAGGCGCAGTTCACGAGCCTTCCCCACGAAGTGCAGGCGGCGATCGCCAAGCGCGAACAGGAGGTCGATAACGGCTTCCGCGTCCTGCAGGATTACAAGGGGCTGGAGGAATTCACCCCGATCGTCCGCCAGGCCGGCATGACCCATGCCGATGTCATGCGCCGGGCGATCGACTGGGAGAAGGCGCTCATCCACGATCCCGTCAACACCGTCGTTCACGTCGCCAGAATGGCTGGGGTCAATCTTCACGCCCTGGTCAATGGTCAGACGGGAGAGATCCTGCAGCGGAATTCGCAGCAGGCACAGCCCCAACGCCAGACCGGCGCCTTCAATGTCGAGGCGACGGTCGAACATGTTTTGCGGAAAAGGGACACCGAAACTCAAGTCGATGCCTTCCTTTCCGACCCGGCAAACGCGCACGCCGAAGATGTGCTCGAGGACATGATCGCCCTTGTCAACGCAGGGCGGGCAACGTCGCTCCAGGACGCCTACGACGCCGCATGCTGGATGCGCCCGGACATTCGCCGGCAGTTGATCAGCCAGACTGCTCAGGCATCCGTCCCACAACTCCACGCCCAGAGGGCCGCAGCGGCAGATCAAGCCCGCCGCGCCTCGCGATCCATCTCTGGTTCTTCCGCGCCGGGCCCGACCCGCGATGCGGCAAGAGGCCAGCCCACCTCCATCCGCGACTCGCTGCGCGACGCCATGCGTTTTTCGCGCGGCCAAGTCTGATCAAAGGCCAATTCTGATCAAAGGAATGATCGATGCCCATTTCGCCCAACCTCTCTGAAATCGTCACCACGACGCTGCGCAACCGCAGCGGCACGGTCGCCGACGACGTGACGAAGAACAACGGTCTTCTCACCCGCCTCAACAGCCGCGGCCGCAAGAAGCCGATCTCCGGCGGCCGGACCATCGTCCAGGAACTGCAATATCAGGAAAATTCCACCTTCAAGCGGTTAACTTTTGCAGCCGCCGCCTGAGGTTTGCTTGCGTGCCAAAAGCCTGTCCGTTGTTGCAGCTTTGATATTGTTGCAGCGGCCGCATAACGTTTGAGCATTCTCTTGAACGTTTGTACCACCTGCACAGCAAGGGATTATGTGATCCAGCGTTAGGTTGGAATTCGAACCGCAATGAGCGCACTCTGTTCCAAGCCACTTCTTTCGCTGCAATGGCGTGAAATTAGTGGTTCGGTATCGGCGTCTCGGGCGCGGCTTCAAGAACTCCTCTTCGGAATATGGCTCAAGTCCCCACATGGACCTGCCATAGGCTGATACGCATTTAGGATCGCCGCAGGTCTTATCGATGTTCCTTTCGATCATCGATTTCTTGCGGTATGCCTGATCCCCGCAAACAACACATGTGATTGTTTTGCCCCTTAGATTTTGAGGACGTGGAGCGCTTTTATCGATCAGCTTCAGCCTAAATCCCTGCTGGCGGCAGGGCTCGGAACAAAACCGAGACCGACCCGCCTTGATGTCGCTGACGGTTCGATAGAAACCATTCCCACATGCCTCGCAGACAAGGGTTGAGCCTCGCTTCCTTTTAGCTTCGATCGAACCATCTGATCGGGCTTTGCCGACACAGGCTCTAGAGCAGAATTTGGAGGATGTTCCGTTGGCTTCCGCATAGCGGATCGCCGAAGGCCATTTCTCGAAAGAAGCTGCGCAATATTCACATGTCAAAGTGATCTTTGGCACGTATTACCTCAGGTGAAAAACCGGGTTAATTCGGGGAAAACTATCGCCAATCAGATGTTGTGTTCTAATAATAGCATCTGAATCAAAATGATGGCAATCCCGAACCAAGCCGCATATGTAGCAATCCGATGGATTGTGAGGGATGCGGAAGGTCGAACGACTAGGCAGTGACGAAAGAATAATCTGCCCACGAAATCCCGGCCCATAGCAAATGGGAAGATATAGTCTGAGCTTCACTGAGTTGGCGCAAGGTGAAGAAGCAGGGGATAAAGAGCCTCTGCGATAACAGAACTGACTCTGGTTACGATATCCTGAACGTCCAGCCCTCCGACGTCATCACCGCTGCCGAATACGACCTCAAGCAGGCTGCGGTCGCCGTCTCCATGTCGGGCCTCGAACAGCTGCAGAATTCGGGCGAGGATGCGATCCTCGATCTGCTCGAGCAGCGCATCGAGAATGCCGAAACCACGTTGAAAAACAACATCGCGCTCGACTGCTATTCCGATGGCACGGCCGATGGCGGCCGGCAGATCGGCGGCCTGCAGCTGTTGATCTCGACCTCGCCGACCTCGGGCACCGTCGGCGGCATTTCGCGCGCCACCTGGGGTTTCTGGCGCAACCAGAAATTCTCGGCCTCGGCCGATGGTGGCGCGGCTGCCACCAACGCCAACATCCAGAGCTATATGAACCGGCTCTATATGTCCTGCGTCCGCGGCTCCGACGCGCCCGATCTCGTCGTCGCCGACAACAACTTCTTCCGTCTCTACTGGGAATCGCTGCAGGCGATCCAGCGCATCACCTCGGCCGACAAGGGCATGGCCGGCTTCCAGTCGCTGCAATACATGGGCGCCGACGTGATCTTCGACGGCGGCTTCGGTGGCGGCGCTCCACTCAACCAGATGTTCTTCCTGAACACCAAGTACCTGTTCTACCGCCCGCACCGCGACCGCGACATGGCGCCGATCGGCGATGAGCGCATGAACACCAACCAGGATGCCTTCGTGCAGCTCATGGGCTTTGCCGGCAACCTCACCATGAACAACGCCTTCCTGCAGGGCGTGCTGTTCGCCTGATCGAACGAAAGGAATAAAGCAAATGTCGGTCGCTTCAATCCAGTCCGATCGTCTTGGCGCGAACCCGTTCGTCGTCGAAGGCCCGATCGTTTCCGGCTCCGGTATTCCCGGGCCGAACTTTGCCCTCGGCGCGATTGCCGGCGGCGATCGTGAATCCGAATGGGTCTATTGCCAGCTGGTGCTGGCCTCGCAGACGACCCTTCAGCCCGGCCAGTGGTTTCAGTGGACCCGGGATTATGTCGCTTCGCTGCTGACGACGGCCGCCGCCGTCGTCGGCCAGCGCTGCGGCGTCTTTTCGGGGGCCGCCCAGCCGCCGACACTGACCGGCGGCCCAGTCGGGGCCATTACGCTCGCAGCCGGCACCTATTACGTCTGGCTGCAGCGCAACGGCCAGGCGCCGTCGCAGGTGGCCACCGCAACGGCGGCCCTCGTCGTTGCCGAAACCACCGCCACCGCAGGTCAGGCGAGCGCCCCGGCCTCGGCCACGGCCACCACCAAGGCGATCGCCAATGTCAACTTTGCGGCCGCCAACCAGACGTTCACCGCAACCACCGTCAACGGCTCCAACCTGCTGGGGGGCATTGCCGGCCTGAGTGCCGGTTCCGGCCCGTTCATCGGTGCGGCGGTCGCCGGCACCGGTATTGCAGGCGGCACGACGATTTCGGGCATCACCTACAGCCCGAACGGCGTCGTGCAGAGCATCACACTCTCGGCCAATGCGACGGCCAACGGTACGGGCATCACCATCACCGCGACGGGCGTGCTCGAAGCGACGCTGATGCGGCCGTTTCTGTCGAAGGTGAACTAAGCCCGCCGACCTCTGTCTGCGTGGCCTGCCCCTCATCCGCCTGCCGGCACCTTCTCCCCGCCTGCGGGGAGAAGGGAGCAAGCCGCGAGCTCTCCGTCCCCACTACCTCTCGCAGGGCACGTCCCCTCTCCCCGCAAGCGGGGAGAGGGTTAGGGTGAGGGGCAGCCGCCAGGCACGACACCACAGCCGGCGCTTCCGCGCCCGCATCTCCCCGCCATCAACAGCGAGACCAGCAAATGCCCGACAACACCGGAATCTATGCCTCCTTCAGCCTCGAACCGGTCGAACAGACCTTTCTGACCGAGAAGGAAGGCCGGCCGATTTTTGCGGACAAGGAATTCGTCCGCATCTTCATCGCCGGCGACAAACATACCGAGGTCTACCGCGAGGTCACCGACAACGACAAACAGCGCTTTTCCGACACCTACAAACGGTTCAAGGAAGGCGCCGAGGCCCGTGAGCAGCTGACCGGCACGCCGCTGGCGCAATGGCCCTATCTCAAACCCAGCCAGATCAAGGAGATGGAGGCGGTCAACATCTATACCGTCGAGCAGCTCGCAGCCCTTTCCGACACCGCCAAGCAGAAGATCGGCATGGGCGCCAACGAGCTTACCGCCGCCGCCCGGGCCTATCTCGCCACTGCCGAAAACTCCAGCGCGGCGTCCGCCTTTGCCGCCGAAAACGAGCGGCTGAAGGACGAGGTGATCCGCCTGCAGGAGCAGATGAAGGAGATGGCCTCGCGCTTCGAGGCGCTCGAAAGCGAAAGCGGCAGCAAGTCCCGCGGTCGGCAAGTAGCCTGAAGAAGGCCTGACGCAAGCGCTGATACAAGCAGCCCCCTCATCCGCCTACCGGCACCTGTGCCTGGGCCGAGCCACTGGTCTCGGCCCGTCCTTCGGACCCCCGAGGGGAGAAGAGACTCGCGGCGACGTCCCGACTCCCTCTTCTCCCCAGCGGGGGTCCGAAGGACGGGTTGAGACCAGTGGCTCAACCCCGGTCGGTGCCCGTAGGGCGGATGAGGGGGCTGCACGGCACAACCTTCAAGCAAATTCACCCACCGCAACTGCTCTGAACCGGAGATCCGCACATGTCGCTCTTGACCATCATTCAGAACGTCTGCGCGGAAATCGACCTCGATCCGCCGACGGCCGTCATGTCCTCGGCGGATCCGCAGATCATGCAGCTGCGCATCCTTTCCACCCGCGCCGGCCGCGACCTGATGCGCGAGCATGACTGGTCGGCGCTGATGGTGCGGCGGCAGTTCGTGGCGACCGGTGCAAATCCGGAGCCGGCCGAGCCGCCCGCCGACTGGAACCGCTTCGCCGCCAATGCGAAGATCTGGAATGCCTCGCGCCTCTGGCAGCTCAACGGCCCCGTCGAGCCGCAGACCTGGCAGCGCCAGACGATCCTCAATTCCAACCCGGTGCCGCAAATCTGGCGCATGGCCGGCGGCAAGCTCGACATCTACCCCAACGTCTCGGGCGAGACGATCGAATATGCCTATATTTCCGGCTTCTGGGTGGCGGTGAATGGTGGCGCGGCGATAGCCGACACCTGGGCGAACGACACGGATACCGCCCGTTTCCCCGAAGACCTCCTCGAACTCTCGCTGATCTGGCGCTGGAAGCGGGCCAAGGGCCTCGATTACGGCGAGGAGATCGCCAGTTTCGAACGATCCAAGGAAGCCGCGATCGGCGCCGATCGGGCCGCAAGCCCCGTCGATCTCTCGCTGCCGGCGAGGGGTGAGGGGCCTGAGAATTATTGGCCCGGCACGATCACGGTGGCAAATCCATGACCCGCAGACCTGTCCCTCCGAATGGGCGCACCGGCCGCGTTTCGCCAAGCAAAGACTGGATCGCGCCGATCGGCGGCTGGCGAACCGATGTCGAGATGGCGGATATGCCCGCGGATGCGGCGTTTCAGCTCGACAATTTCTTTCCCGAGGCCAACCGCGTCCGCGCCCGCTACGGTTTCCTTGCCTTCTCAACCGGCCTTGGCGGCGACGTGCAGACGGTCATCCCCTATTCGGGCGTCAGCAACAGGCTGTTTGCCGCTGCCGGCGACAAGATCTTCGACGTCACGGTGGGCGGCGCCGTCGGCGCGCCCGTCGTCTCCGGCATGGCAAGCGCCCATTGGTCGGTGCAGCAATATACCAACCCGGCCGGCCAGGAATTCCTGCGCCTCGTCAACGGCCTGGACACGCCGCTGCTTTTCAACGGCACCTCCTGGACGAACAATTTTCTGGTCGGCACGGCAGCGCTCGCCACCCAGAACGTCGCCGTCCGCAACACGGCGTATACGCTGAGCTTCTTCGGCACTGGCACCGTGACGCTCTCCGGCGCCTTCTCCGGCACGCTGAACGGCACCGGCGTCAATAACCGCGTCTCGCTTCCCTTCACGCCGGCGGCCGGCACGCTTGTCGTCACCGTGACGGGAACGGTCACCAATGCGCAGCTCGAAAAGGGCGCGGTCGCCACGCCTTACGTCGCCTCGACGATGATATCAGGCATATCGGACTCGTCGCTGCTGATCGCGGTGACGGCCTATCGCTCGCGCCTGTGGTTCATCGAGAAGAATTCGACCAATGTCTGGTATCTCGCCACCGACGCCGTCAGCGGCGCGGCGACGGTTCTGCCGGTCGGCGGCAACATGAAATACGGCGGCACGCTGGTTGCGATCAACGTCTGGACGATTCCGGTTTCCACGGGCCTGCAGCAATGCCTGGTGCTGATCTCCTCGGAAGGCGAGGTGATCGTCTTCCAGGGCTCCGATCCCTCCAGCGTTTCGAACTGGGGCCTGATCGGCACCTTCAAGCTCGGCCGGCCGCTCGGCAGTGACCGATGCCTGCTGTCAGTCGGCGCCGATCTGGCGATCATGACGACCGATGGCATCGTGCCGATCACCAAGGCGGTGCAGCTCGATCGCGGCGCCACCAGCCTCGGGGCGATTACCGCAAGGATCGGCCCGACCTGGCGCGAGACGGTGGCGGCGACCGGCACGACCTCGCAGGAGTGGCAGCTTTCGAGTTTTCCCGCGCGGCAGATGGCGATCGTCAACCTGCCGTCCTCCTTCGGCCCCTATCAATATGTGATGAACACCGAGACCGGCGCCTGGTGCCGCTTCGTCGGCATGCCGGCCTCCTGCTGGGCGACCTGGCAGGACCGGCTGTTCTTCGGCGCCGGCGACGGCACGGTCTATGAGGCCGAGGTCGGCGCCAATGACAATGGCGTGGCAATCGACGCGCTGATGGTCGGCGCGTGGAGCCGCTATGGCGACGGGCTTTCGACCAAGCTCTCGAAGCTGATCGGGGTGACGGCGCAGATCGGCGTTTCCTCGCTGATGTATGGCGGGATCTCTGTGGACTACCAGACCAAGATTCCGACGGCGCTGCTGTCCTCGGTCGAAAACAACGCGGCGGCGAAATGGGGAACGGCGGTCTGGGGCGTGTCGAAATTCCCCGGCGTTTCGCTGGTGCGCAAATTCGCCTCCGCCGGCGGCGCCGGTTCGGCCTTGGCGCCGACGATCCGCGCGCTGATCTCCGGCTCATCCGGCTCCGTCTCCGAGGCCGCCGTCGTCGGCGGCTCGGTGCTTTACGAAAAGGGCGCGCCGATTTGATCGTCTCCGAACCGCGCGAGGAAATCGCTGCCTGGGTCGGCGGCCGGATCGGCGTCAGCTTCCACCCGCCTTACACTACGCTTGCCCATGTCGACCGCGGCAGGATCATCGCCGGCTTCGTCTTCAACGTCTGGACCGCGCATGATGTCGAGGTCTCGCTTGCCGCCGACCGGCTGACGCGGACGCTGATGCGATCGGTCTTTCACTATGTCGTGCATCAGCTCGGCTGCCGGCGCGCAACCGCCAGGACACGGGCCGACAACCTTGACGCCCAGACGATGCTCGCAAGGCTCGGCGCACGACTGGAAGGCCGCCAGCAGGCCTATTTCGGCGACTGCGACGCGCTGCTTTACGCAATCATGAAGGAGGATTTCCCCTATGGTCTCCACGCCGAAGGCCCCGAAGGCGCCTGATCCGACCCAGACCGCGGCCGCGCAGACAGCGACGAACGTCGACACCGCGATTGCGAACGCTGGGCTCAGCCACACCAACCAGTACACACCCGACGGCTCGCTGGAATACAAGCAGACCAGCAAGAGCATCATGAAAGATCAGAACGGCAAGACATATGAGCTGCCGGTCTATTCCGCCTATCAGACCTATTCGCCTCAGAACCAGGCGATCTACGACCAGACGCAACAGACCCAACTCGGCCTCGCCAGGCTCGCCAACGACCAGACCGGCAAGATCTCCGGCATCCTCGGCACCAATGTCGATCTGAGCGCCGGCAATGTCGATAAATATGTCAACGATCACTGGCAGTCCGGCTTCAACAACCAGTGGGATCGCGATCAGGCGAGCCTCGACCAGAGCCTGGCCGACAAAGGCATCTCGATGGGCTCGGCGGCCTACGACAACGCCATGCGCGATTTTTCCACCCGCAAGCAGGCCGCCTCCGACCAGTATCTCGGCGACATGTATTCGAATGCCCAGAATTCGATCCTGACCGAGCGGAACCAGCCGCTGAACGAGATCTCGGCGCTGATGTCGGGATCGCAGGTCCACCAGCCGAGCTACGTCAACACGCCGACGACACAGCTGCCGAACGTCGACCAGGCGGGGCTGATCAATGACAACTTCAACCAGAAAATGGGCCTCTACGATCGCCAAGTCTCTCAGTCCAACGCCGCGATGGGCGGCCTATTCGGGCTCGGCGGAACACTCCTTGGCGGCTGGGCGAAGTCCGACCGCCGGCTGAAGGAGGACATCAAACGCGTCGGCACTCTGGATAATGGGCTGCCGGTCTACGCCTTCCGCTACAAGGACGGCGGCCCGACCCAGATCGGCCTGATGTCCGACGATGTACGCAAAACCCATCCGGACGCCGTGTTCGAACACGCGGACGGCTTCGACCGCGTCTTCTACGAAAGGGCAGTGGCATGATCCCAACCATCTTCGCCGGCAATACCGGCAGGACCCAGGGCGACATCGACGACAAGCGCAAGCAACTGGCCTATGCCATGCTGGAGCAGGGCATGGATGCGAGCCCGGTGCAATCCCCTTGGCAAGGGGCGGCGCGGCTGGCGCAGGCCCTGATGGGCGGCCTGGCGATCAGGCAGCAGGATCAGGAGCAGCAGGCTGCTGCGGCCAAGGGTCCCGCCACGCCGACGACCGCGCCTGCCACCCCGCCCGGCGTGCCTGCCACTCCGCCGGCGAAGCCTTTTGGCTTCCTGTCGTCGCTGTTCGGTGGACAGCGCAGTGTTCCATGACGATGCCGGAGCCCTTTTGCTGTCAGGGGTCGCTAGCGCCCGCGATTTAGGCTCCACCTGCTGTTGTCGGACCCTTTTTGCCGAACGGACAGCGGCCATTCCTTCAAACCAAATTCCGATGAACAGCCTGCGAGTTCGGCCCTTCTGAAGGCCATTGCCATCGCGAACGTCCCACCGTGGCGCACGCCGCGGCGATTCAATCCTCGCAAGACTGAAGAAGCCGGGTGCGGCTCAGGTTCGCTCCGGCATCCGAAGACTGACGCAGATATCCAAGCTGCTGCTCGGAAGCCTTGTCGAACCCAATCACCATCCACAGGAGATCATAATGCCAGATAACAGAACACCGGTTGTGCCACCGAGAAAAGTTGCCGAGCTTAGAAATGACCCTTATGCGGGGCAGTCCGGCGACCTCTCGGTCGAAAATGCCATACGTGCCTTCAGCCGCGGTGCTGTCTATGTCGGTCCCTATACGGACGAGCTGACCGCTGGGACAGATGCAGTGTTGGCGCCGTATGTCGACCCACTGCTACCCGACAGATTCCGGACACCGGGCCAGACGTTAGGAGAGCGGTATGACAACGCACTCGCTGTGGAACGCGGGAAAAATCTGGCCTTCGATGAACAGCACCCTTATATTTCCGAAGCTCTGCAACTCGTCGGAGAGGCAGCTTCTACCCGTGCCTTAGGAGGGGCTAACCCGAGATTCGGCAAATTTCTGAAAGGTGCTGTTGAAGGTTTCGGGGAGGGCGAGGGTGGTTTTGAGGACCGAGTCGAGCACGCCATTCGCAACGCTATTAAGGAGGCTTTGCCTGAGTTCGGTATGATGCGGGCAGAAGCCGGTACCGAAGGTGGTCCTAGAGCCGGCGGGAAGGCTGCTCTTACACGCGCGCTTCTTAGAGTACGCGGTGGTAACGGTGGTGGTGGTGGGGGTGGTGGAGGGGGTGGTGGTGGCTGGTAACCTGCCTCGCATATCTTTCCACAAAATAGCTTCCTAGCGCCATCACGCTTTCGGTCGATGTCGATGGAGCTGACCTCTTATTCAAGAGACGAGAGCCCGACGTAGGTCAGAAAAGAAAGCGAAAACAGGGGCCTCTCTTTCGGAGCCGCCTTCGCTACAGACACCACAATGGCCTCGCAATCGCGGGGCTTTTCATTTCGGAGCAAGGCGAATGCCCAGAAACCCATCAACCGGCGTCTATTCCAAACCCGCCGGCACGACACCTTCCGTCGGCCAGGTCATCGACCCGGCGCCGTGGAACGCGCTGACCACCGACCTCGGCAACGAAATCACCAATTCGCTGCCGCGCGACGGCTCGGCGCCGATGATCGCACCGCTCAAAGCCGCAGGCGGAACCGTGTCCGCACCGGGCGTCGGCTTCGCCTCGACCCCGCAGACCGGCCTCTATCTGAAAGGCGGCGGCCTGCTCGGCTTTGCCCAAAACGGCGTTGAGGTCGCATTCGATCAGGATCTGGTCTATGCGGTGAAGTCAGGCGATTACACCGCGCTCGCATCCGACGATAACGCCGTCCATCGCTTTACCTCGGCAGCCACGCTCACCCTGACCGCGGCGGCAACGCTCGGCGCAAACTGGCACTATTGCGTCATCGCCGATGGCGGGGATGTGACGATCGATCCGAACGGTTCGGAGACTATCGACGGCGCGGCCACGCTTATCCTCAAGGACGGTTACAGCGTCGAAATCATCTGTTCCGGCGCCGCTTTCTTCACCAACAAGCTTTTCGCCAGGATCCAGAGTAAAGCCGACAGTTCGGCAGTCGGCGATTTCGTTGTCGGGCTCACCCTTTCCAACAGCAGCGGCAGCCCCAATACGCATATCGATTTTGCTGCAGGATCTGCCAGGACGGGATCGAGCTTCGTTTCCAACCCAACGTCATTGACGAAGCGGGTGACGGGAACATTTGCGGCCGGCACCGGTGCTGGCGGCCTTGACGCGGGCGCCGTTGCAGCGAGCGCGACCTACTTTGCCTACGCCTTGCGCAAGGAAACCGACCTGTCGTTCGACATTGTTCTCTCGACCTCGGCAACCATCGGCGGCGTCACCACAACGCTGCTCACCGGCTATAGCATCGTCAAATGTATCGGCGTGGTGCTGACCGATGCCAGCTCGCTCATCCGGCAATTCGTGATGTACCCGAGGGACGAATATACCTTCGTGACGCCGGTCAAGGATGCGAATAGCTTAGCTGTCTCAACGGCATCTGCCCTATTGTCTTTAACCGTTCCCAACGGGGTGAAAGTTAAAGTGAAGCTGCGGTTCCAATTCACCTCTTCGTCGGCCACCAATTCGGCATTGCTTTCGGATCCAGCGCAAGGCCTACTCGTCGCGGGCATCGTGAATGATGGCGGCAACGTCGGTGCCGTTCAAGTTGCAAGCAATTACGCCATAGGCTCAGCGGAGATCTGGACGAACACCAGCAAGCAGATCCGGCAGGTGGCGGGTGCGGCCGGCAACATGTGGATATGGACGGATGGCTTCCATTTCCCAAGCGGTAGAAGCGCATAAGAGTTCCTGCTTTGAAGACGAATCCCTGAGGCTGATAACGCGACAGGTTTTCTCTTCTATCGAGCAGAGAACCTAGACGCGGCGAGCACGTCACATTTGCCGGTGCGACTGGCAATAAGGGCCATCAAAACTCAAGAGGTGCCTTGCCGTATAGTGTTCAGGATGTCTTATTTTGACGACAAAAGCACTCATCGCATAGGCCCACTTGCTTTGCACGTTGCGTTCGCGATTAACGATGTAGAGGCATCCTGGGGCATCTAACGCCGCGTCTTCGACTTTCGACCAGGCTCCCAAGAACCGTTTAAAATTGTCAACAAATCCAGACCAACCGCCATATGCTGTCATGGAGTCATAATCCAAAATCAACGCATCGTGTTTCCCGGTCGCGGCTTCATGCAGCCCGGCATATTCTCCGATTCCGGGCATTGTATCGAATGCGTTCAGGCCAGATCTGTCAAGGATCACGTAATTGCGGCTTTGCAGAGAGGGGGTGTTCCTGATCGTATCGGCAAAAGCCTCCTGGCGCAGGTGGTCGACATAAAAAGTGGCATAAACAAACCACCAATTCACAATGAACACTGCTATTAGGCCAGCAAATGAGGCCACTTTCACCCGATGGCGTATATTGGGGTTCTCTGCCGGAAAAACGGCGCAGATGATTTTTAAAAGACCCAGGGTAGAAAAGGCGGCGCCAAACGGAAGCAGCACTTGAAAACGGGTCGCCATCCAAGGCTCATAGGAGGGTTCCTTCCCAACCAAGACATAGGCCGAGGCCCCCAGAGCCAACAGCACGACGCCGATGCCTATCAGACCTTTTCCGTTGCATTCGGCCTCCGTGTCGCTCTCCGCAGGACTTGGTCCAATCAGGTGAACAATGAACAAGGCAGCCAAAAATATCGTCAGGACGGCTGGCTTTCCAATATACAGTCCATCATATGGGAATATATACAAAATTACGACTTTGATTTCCGATAGTATTGCGGCGAAATTGATGTCGATGACATTGTAGCTCGCGGCAAACATGCCGGTTTTCTTGAATAGGAAATGTTGTATTATGGCATAAAGGAAGGGCAGTAGGACAATTGCCGCCGTTCTTTTTATGACAAATTTGAGTTTGCTCAAATAGTTTCTATAATGAATTGGATCTGTTGAGGTGGCATTGGTCTTTTTATAAAAGAGAAATGCGGCGATAAAAAAGACCAATAGAAATGACGGTATAAGAGCGTTAAACTGAAAGGAAAATATAAACAAAGCGTATGAAATATACTCACCATATAATTTTTGATTATTTACTGATTTTACAAAAATATACAACGAAAAAGCAAATATAAGTAGAAAAAATAGTCCTGGATTGTTTATGGCTGCAATTCTGGCGAAATTAACAGGTAAAGCTGCTGCAAGAAGCGACAGCGCGGTTGCGTCAAATTTTGAGAACTTGAAAGCCTTCAGGATAAGATAGAATACATGAGTTATGAAGTAGCCGAGCGCAAAGGTTGAAAAAGCGTAAAACCACCAGCCGATCAATTGAACGGCATAATGGTAATATCCAAGAAGGGGAAAGCCGGCTTGAGTAAAAACAGAAACGAGCATTTCTTTGCTCGCACCAGAAAGGCTCCAGTCGTCCCAATATCGTGCATCCGATAATAGAAAGATGGGAAGTTGGGCACCCATGTAAACGAGAAGTATCTGGAATTCAGATCTTTTCAAAATTCTTTTAATGTCGGGCATCTGCCTGCTTTCCTTGCGCAAAAGGCACATCCATTCTTGCACTAAATGTCGGCATTGCGTTTGTGGGCTCGGTCTTTGTTTGTGTTTCCAGCCAACACCAAAGTCGAATGAGCCATCGAAGATGACGGTTGATCCAATGAATGGGATCGGCGGATAAATGCAATAGCAGCGCGCGTGACTTGATTGCCAGACCTTGCGCGGTTGATAAATGGCCTCGGTTAAACCACTATTTGCAAACCGAACGGTTCTTTTAATATAAATTTGCGAACCTAGCGGTTCTCTTAATAGAAAAATGTATCGTTCCGAACGTTTTGACCCATGTCCGCGGTCCTGGCGGAATATCCCTTGTCTTATGTGGATTATAATTTAATTAGAGGCGCAACGCGGGGGCTTTTTTGCTATCGAGCCTTTGACGCAATACGCTGCTTCGGATGTTGGTGAATGAATCGTGTCTCTTTTGCATTGCCTCACTTGATCGGGAAGGAGGCGCTCTATCTCAACGAATGCCTTCTCTCGGGCCAGTGGGGCGGCGATGCAAACTTCACAAAGCGATGTCATGCGCATCTGGACTCGGTCTACGGCGCCAGCACGCTTCTGTGCCACTCGTGCACCGCTGCCTTGGAAATGGCCGCAATGCTTCTCCGCCTCGAGCCGGGGGATGAGGTTATCATGCCGTCGTTCACCTTCGTGTCGACGGCCAATGCAGTAGTGCTGCGCGGAGCTGTGCCGGTATTCGTCGATATTCGCAGCGATACGCTCAATATTGACGAAACGCTGGTTGAGGCTGCCATTACGCCGAGAACCAAGGCAATCTTCGTCGTTCACTACGCCGGAGTGGGGTGCGAGATGGAGCCTATTTTGGCCATCGCCTCGCGCCATGGACTGGCTGTGGTGGAGGATGCGGCCCAGGCTTACCTGGCTTCCTGGAAAGGTCGGGCTCTCGGAACATTCGGCCAGTTGGCCACTTTGAGCTTTCATCAGACCAAGAATATTGTCTCCGGCGAAGGTGGGGCCCTGATTGTCAATGATCCCGGTCTCGTCGAGCGAGCGCAAATCATCCGGGAGAAGGGCACCAATCGCTCCCAGTTCATTCGCGGCGAAGTGGCCAAATACGACTGGCAGGATATGGGGTCCTCCTTCCTGCCATCCGATTTGGTGGCTGCTGTGCTTCTGGCTCAACTTGAGTACGCCGAAGAACTGACGCGGCATCGGCTTTCGCTGTGGCATGCCTATGACGCAATATTCAAAGCGGCCGGCCATAACGGGTTGCGCCTTCCTGAAATCCCGGCCGACGCTGCACATAACGGACATATATATCATGTGCGCTTCACTAATCTCGAACGTCGCGAAGAGACGCGCCGCAAATTGGTGGCGGAAGGCATAGGGGGCGTTACGCATTATGTTCCTCTGCATTCGTCGCCAGCCGGTGAACGATACGGATTAACGGGATCGTCGATGGTGGTCACCAATGAGACGGCCGATACTCTGCTTCGGCTGCCTCTGCATGGCGGGCTGACCGAGGCAGATATTGCTCGTGTCTCCAGTCGGGTTCTGGAATTTGCGCAATGAAACGTTGCTTGGCGTGTGATGCCGTGTACGAGGCGGACATCTGGCGATGCCCCAAGTGTGGCACGCTCGTGCCTCTGGAAGACGGTTTTCTGTCCTTTGCACCCGCGCTTGCCCGTGACAATGACGGTATGGCGAGCAATTCACATGAACAGCTTCAGGCGTTGCAGCATGGCAGCTTTTGGTTTCGAGCCAGAAACCGCCTGATCACAGATCTTGTGCGGCGATATTTTGCCAGTAGCCAACGGGCGCTGGAAGTGGGTTGCGGCACCGGCTTCGTCCTCACCGCTTTGCGCCAGGCTCTTCCGCATGCGGTTCTGTGCGGCAGCGAGATCTATCTAAACGGCTTGCCTTACGCGCACGAGCGATTGAAAGGGGCGGGGCAACTCTTTCAGATGGATGCGCGCGACATCCCTTTTCGTGAGGAGTTCGATTTGCTTTGTGCGTTCGATGTGCTTGAGCATATCGAAGAGGACGGGCTGGTCTTGCAGCAAATGGCCCAGGCCCTGCGGGCGGGCGGCGGAGTGCTGCTGGCTGTTCCGCAACACCCCGGCCTTTGGAGCCGCAACGATGATCTGGCTTTCCACAAACGCCGCTACCGGCGCGGCGAGCTGGAGCAGAAGTGTGCTGCCGCCGGCCTTGAGGTGATTTTTTCGACATCATTTGTAACGAGTCTGTTGCCGGTTTTCGCGCTCCAGCGCTCCACGCGCAGCCGCTCCAAGGATCACGATCCTGCACGGGAACTGCAATTGCCGTGGTCCGTGGACAGGTTGTTCGAGTTGTTGCTGGATGGCGAACGACAGATTATCCGCCTCGGGGCGCGCCTGCCGGCCGGCGGATCGCGTTTCGTGGTGGCACGAAAGACGGCAGGTGCGCGGTCATGAAACGCGTGGCGATCATACAGTCATCTTATGTTCCTTGGCGTGGCTTCTTCGACCTGATCAGCCGCTGCGATGAATATATCATTTATGATCAGGTCGCCTACAGCAAGGGCCACTGGCACAATCGGAACAAGATCAAGACCGCAACGGGCACGCGCTGGATGACCATTCCTGTAATGACCAGCGACAGGCTCGGGCAACCCATCGAGGATGTTGAAATCAAGGGAGATTGGGCTCAGGCACATTTTTCCCAGATCCGTCAGGCCTATAAGACGGCACCGGTCGCCAGAGTTTTTCTCCCTCTTATCGAAGAGCTGTACAATCAGGCCGAGAAACTGCAGCTGTTGACTGAGATCAATGAGTTGTTCCTCAGGCATGTCGTCGAAATGTTGAAGTTGGATGTCGTGATCACCCGCGACAGAATCTACTCTCCGCGCGGGACGCGAAGCGCGCGGGTCCTCGAGACCTGTCTTGCGGCTGGAGCAACACATTATCTGTCGGGTCCTTCAGCGAAAGTGTACTTGGACGAGACCATGTTTCGGGATGCGGGGGTTACGGTGGAGTGGATGACTTATGGCCCCTATCCGGAATACACCCAGCTTCACGGCGCTTTTGACGGGCAAGTCAGCATTATTGATCCGATTCTGAACGGGCATGGGGCTGCTTTTACGGCGATGCCCAGACAGCAACACGGAGCAGCAGGATGTTAACTCGTTTGACTTTCCTTTGCGAAGCTGGAGACGCTTGGCCACATGGGTTTGCAGCGGAGCAGATTGGCCGCATATATAAGGGGCGCAAGCTGTGAATTACTCCATCGTGGTGCCCATCTATCGCGATGGCAACTTGGCCGATGACCTGTGCGTAGAAATCCAGCGAGTTATGCGTGCGTATACAGGCCGCGAGGATCTTGGGGCGATGCTGGAGCTGATTTTTGTCAATGATGGCAGCCCGGACAATAGCCTTGAACTGCTACTTGCGCTGCAGGCCCAGTTCGATTTCGTCCGGATCATCGACCTGTCAAGGAATTTTGGGCAGCACATTGCCATCGCTTGCGGTTTCCGTGAGGCCACGGGTGATGTCGTCATCCGAATGAACGTCGATATGCAGGACCATCCGGACCAAATTCCGACATTGCTTGAGCATATGACGGCGACGAATGCGGACATCGTGATCGGACAGTACGAGCAACGGGAAAGTCCGCTGATCAATCGCATGACCGCTCGGCTCTATTATAGCTTTTTCCGAATCATGACCGGTCTCGAGTCGCCGCAGAACACGTCTCCCCTGCGTGTGCTGAGCCGCCGATACGCCAATGCTTACAATGGCCTGACAGAAAAAACGAGGTTTCCTCAAGGTCTTGACCAGTGGATGGGATTCTCGCCGCGTTATACGCGCATCGCCCACCGGCCGCGACTGAAGGGCAGGTCGTCCTATAATTTCTGGTCACGGCTGCGGCTGGGGCTTGATGGGCTGCTGTATTTTTCCGAGCGCCCACTGATGATCGTGATGTCGCTGGGGTTGCTCCTTAGTGCATTTGGTACAATGATGGGTGTGGCGCTTGTGGTGATGCGCTTGTTTTTGACCAATATCGAACCCGGCTTCACGTCTCTTGCCGCGATCGGCCTATTTGCTGTTGGCGTCCAGCTGATTTGCTTGGGCGTTGTAGGTTTTTACGTTGGGAAGATTTTCAAAGAGGTTCAAAATCGTCCGCTCTATATTATCAAGGACAGATTTTGGAAATAGAAATACCCGCTGCTTACCCAAAAATCAGAGATAGACCATGTCGCACGAATCCACCTCTATAAGCTATTCACCTTCCACCAGCATCGACGCAAGACAGAAGATATTCGAATTGCAGAAGACCTATCCTGCAACGCCAGAGGAAAAAGAGCGTTCGCCCGGTCTTTTCCTGCGTGGTTCATTGCTGGCGCGTATTCTGGCGATCCGGGATATTTATGTACAGATCGTCGATATTCCCGGCTCCATCTTGGATATTGGCACATGGCGCGGCCAGACAGCCGTGCTGTGCGAGAACCTACGGGCCATTTACGAACCTCTGCATCTCAATCGTCGGATTGCCTGTTTCGACACGTTCGAGGGCTATGTCGGCTTCTCCGACAAGGATGCTCCGTCAGAACTGCATCGCGATGGCACCTATGGCGTCGGAGGCGAGGAATATGCCGGCTATCTCGATGAATTGCTGAAACTGCATGAGCAATCCAACGCCATGGGACACAATTTCGGCAAGCACAAGGTGATCAAAGGGAACTGCCGCGAGACTATCCCGCAACATTTCTCTGAAAATCCCCATGAATTTGTGGCGCTCGCCTTTTTCGATGTAAATTCTTATCAGCCGTCGCTCGAAGCTTTCGAGGCTGTTTGGCAGAGGATGGTGCCGGGCGGCATTGCTGCTTTCTGGCAGTTGACCAGAAATGTCATTCCGGCTGAAGGACGCGTTTATGCGGAAAACATCATCGGCAAGTACGGCCACAGTCTCCATCGCTGCCCGACCTATCCCGGGCTTTGTTATTTGAAGAAGATCTGAATCGTATTTTACGGTCGCTTGGAGTTGACATGAAACGGGTGGTGCTGGGAAACGGCGTGGTAGGGTTGTCGATCGCCTTCGGCTTGCTGCGGCGCGCAAATGCTTCGGATGAGATCGTCGTGGTCGGCCCGCCGCAGCGCCCAGGATCCGCGACGCTTGCCGCGGCGGCGATGCTCAATTCCTTCGCGGAAATTGAGCATGGTGGCCTCGATACCGATGTCGATCTCTTTCGATTTGAGATGAGTCATCGGGCGACGCGCCTCTGGCCCGCCTTCGAGCAGGCGCTTATCGATGCAGCAGGCGACGCACTCCCCGGTGGTTGCTCCGCATGTCAGGGATGCGCGGGTGGCGGATGTTTCAAATCCGGCACCTACGTTGTCAACAACAACGCCGCCGACGATCTCGACGATCTTAATTTCGACGCCATCCTCTCTGCGCTGGTCGACTTCAACGAGCAGCACGACGTTATTTCGCCGAAAGACATTCCCCACTACAAGCCGCACCAACGTTACCGCGCGAGCCGCGCTGTCTTCATTCACAACGAAGGCTGGTTCAATCCGCGTCTCATGCTGGAGAAGATGGAGGGTGCGCTGCGCCGAGCGGCGCGTGTGCGCTTTATCGACGAAGGTGTCGACCGTTTCCATCATGCGAATGGATCAATTACTCATGTCACGCTGATGTCAGGCCAACAGGTCGAAGGCGACCAGTTTGTCCTTGCCACCGGCGCAACGGCGTGGGACGTTCTGGATCGCAGCGGGTTGCCGGACCTGATCCAACGCATCTTCTATGGCATCGGCACATCGATAGAAATCCGCAGCCCGGATGATGCACTCTCCCACGTCATTCGTACCCCTAACCGCGGTTTGGCCTGTGGCCTGTATGCTGCGCCCTATTTTCAGGGGCCAAACGAGCCGAACGACCATGTGCTCATCGGGGCCAGCAATTTCATTGCGCCGCAGCTCCACGCGCATGGCCGCCTGACGAGCATCGAAGGCCTGCTCAACGGGGCGATAAAGCAGATCAACAGTAATTATTACCGGGCCGACCTGATCCGTGTGAACGTCGGCGCGCGCCCTAACAGTCAGGACACCTACCCGCTGCTCGGGCAGACGTCGATCGCCAATCTGTTCGCCGCCACAGGAACAAAGCGAGACGGGTTCCATCTCGCTCCGCTGATCTCCGAGGTGATGGCCAAAATGCTGCACGGCGAAGCTGTGGACGAGGGTTATGCGTTTTTTGCGCCCAGTCGCAAGCCATTGCGGACCATGACGCGGGATCAGGCTGTCGCGAAGGCAGTCCGCCACCAGATGAGCGCGGCGTACCAGCACGGATTTTCGCCCGCGACGAGCCGTATGCCGGAACAGGTCGAGGCAAACATGCGTGACGCCGTGGAACGTCTGCACGATCAGATCGGCGCCAGAGACTGGGGTATACCACCTGAGATGCTTGACATGTATCGCTACGGACATGCGATTCCATGATAGAAGACGTCTTTAGCGCGCGGCAGCCTATCCGCTGTTGTCATCACAACCGTAGCGCAACGCCATGAAGCTGCTTCTGGCGATTCTGCCGACCGTCATTCTTACGCTGTACAGTCAGTTTATAACAAAGTGGCGCATCGGAGTGCTGTCCGATCAGGTCGGCCCCGCCACTGCCCTGACAAGAATCATTCGCTATCTAAGTGATCCATTGGTTCTGTCAGCCTATGCGATGACCTTTATCGCGTCGTTCGCCTGGTTCGCCGTGCTGGAACGCTATGAACTGTCATTGGCCTATCCGATCTTCATCGGGGTGATGTTTGCTTCTGTGACGGTTGGAGGCATGGTCTTCTTTGGCGAGCCGGTAACAGCGATGCGGCTTTTTGCTATTCTATTGATCTTCATGGGAATTATTGCTGGCACGCGTTAGATATGCGATCCAAAAGTGACCTACCATGGCCTGCTGCTGCCGGTTTCGTTGATACCGAGATAAGGTGTTTTAACGAAACTGAGAATTGAATACAGAGAAGGAGTTCAGCTCCGATGGCCTTGCCCCTCTGAGTTAATCTAGTGTCCTTAACGTTGGGCGGGACACCAATCCACATCGTTGAAATCTCAGCTCGCACTCGTCTCCAACTAGGAGCCGGGTGCTTTTCTACATCCTCACACACCTCGGAACCCACCCCATGCTCGTCCACAACTGGCGCGCTGTACTGCGGCACGCCTGGTCCGTCCGCCTGATGGCGCTGGCGCTGCTCTTCATCGTGCTTGAGCCCGTCATCAATTTCGTCGCTGCAACCTGGGTGTCGCGCAACCTCTACATCCAGGTCGCCATGTCGGCGGCAACCGGGCTTTTCGCCGTGGCGGCGATCGTTGCCCGCATCTTCGTTCAGCAGAAAATCTCAGGAGAACTGAATGGCAAACCGCCTGCAGAAGGGTCGTGCCGCCGCGGCCGTGGCTGTGGCACTTGTCGGCGCGTTCGAGGGATTGCGCCAGAATGCCTATCCCGATCCGGCCACACAAGGGACAGCCTTGGACGATCTGCTACGGCAGCACCAATGGCGTGAAGCCACGCGATCACACGAGGGGACACTTTTAAATCTCTCGGTAAAGCTGTAGATGCTCCTCTGGGACGATGGAGCAGGTCAATGAGTAAGCAGTTAATAAGGGCAATCGTGCCAATGCCGGTAAGAGCCGCTGTGTCCGAATGGCGCAAGCGCGAAAAGGTTTATTGGTCGTGGGGGCGAGCGGCTGCGGCGGCCGGCGACTATTCAAGCCGGGATCTCACAGCGTTTCGCGTGGAGCGTTCTCGCCACACACTCGGGAGCGAAGAGCTGTTTGTGAAGCCAACACCCGAACTCCTGTTAGCCATGGACTCCTCAGCTGGTCGGTATGTCGATTTCGGCGGCTCCGCTGGTGAAATGTGCGCCGTCCTGCAGCGGAAGTTTGAGGCTTGGTCCTTTGCCGTGGTCGAGACGACGGCGATGGCGTCGGCGTCTCAGGTTCTGCGCCCGTCGATATCATTTCTCGATGAGATGCCAGACGAGTTCGACGTTTTCTACAGCAGCGGCACCTTGCAGTACCTCGGCAAGCCGGAGGAGATGTGGCGGGAGGCTCTTTCGAGAACGACGAGGTTCGCATACTTGGCGCGCAATGCCTTCTCCAAGCGGAAGCGGATCACGGTCCAAACCTCAAGGCTATTCGACAACGGTGCGGGCCCGGTTCCGGAAGGCTTCGAAGATATGCCCATTTCCTACCCACATCAGACGCTTTCGGAAGTTGCCGTGATCAAAATAGCCGACAAGGCGGGATTTGATCTTGTAACCCGGGTCGGAGATCGGAACGGCGGCGTGACCGGCACCAACGGAAAAGTTTACGGCGCCGACATGTTATTCAAAAGGCGGCGGTAGATCCGCCTCCGATCTGACCAAAATCTATAATGCAAGGGCTCGCTTCGGCGGGCCTTTTTCGTTCCCACAATCCGGAGAAATCCATGAAACTCGCATCCGATTGGAAGCGGGTGCTTCAGCGCGCCTGGAGTATCCGCCTGATGCTGATCGCCGGCCTTCTGTCGGGCCTCGAAGTCGCGATGCCGTATCTCGATGGCTACGTGGATATTCCGCCGCGGCTGTTCGCAGCTCTCTCAGGCCTGACGGTCGCTGCGGCGTTCGTTGCTCGCATCATCGCTCAAAAGGGTATGTCCAATGCCGATCAATAAAATCAGGCCGTCCAAGCGCGCGGCGGGGGCGATTGCGGCTGCGCTCGTCGCCGCTGCTACGGGCGGCTGGCACAGTATCAAGGATACGTCGCCCACGGTTCATCCGCCGGCCGTCATCCTGGCGAAGGACGCCTTGATCAGCACATGGGAAGGCATTGTTCTCGAAGCCCACTATGATCCCTACGCGAAGATCTACGATATCTGCTTCGGCAAGACGAGGCTGAACGGCAAGCCCATCCGGAAGGGGATGAAGTTCACCCGGGAGGAATGCGAAGACTTCCTCGAGACGGACCTGTTCAACGAATATTACCTGCCGCTGACGAAGCAGGTTCCGCAGTATGTCAACTTCCCCCTGAGCGTGCAGGCGGCGCAGCTTTCCGGCGCCTATAATTTCGGCGTCGGCGGCATGGTTCTTTCGAAGGCCATGGATGCTGCCAAGGCGGGCAAATGGCGTGAGGCATGCGAAAAGCAGACAGCATGGAACCGGGCAGGCGGCCAAGTCGTGCGAGGGCTCGTTCTGCGCCGCGAGATGGGCGATGCCCAGCGCATCGGTGAAGCCGAACTCTGCGTGAGTGGCATCTGATGCTCTCCCTCCTCGACACGCTCAAGATGGGCGCCGGCATCGCCGCCGGCCTGATGCTCTATCACCTCTATGCGGTTGCGATCGGTTATCCCTCGGCCGCCCGCGAGGCGCGGGCCGGCTATATCATGCTGGCCGAAAAGACGACGGCTGAAGCGAAAGCCGCCGAGATGGAACGGCAGCGCGACGCGGCGGCCGAGGCCACCGAAGAGCACCGCAAGCGCCTGAAAGCCGCCGAAGCGTCGGAGCAGGCGGCCAGAGACACACTGGAAATCGAGATCCAATCCTATGAGCTTCAGCTTTCGGAAAAGAACCGCGCTTGCGCTGTCACTGCTGCTGATCGTCAGTGGCTGCTCCGCCACTGAGCGGCTGAACAGAGCGGCGGTGATGAAGGGGCAGGCGGCGGCCGGCATCGCGCTGCCGCCATTGCCCGACGATCTCCTGCGGCAGGAAGCGCATGCGCCTGTCGTGGAAGGCGAGCCCATCATCGCCATCCTCGCCCGCGAGCGCCAGGCGCTCGACCGCGCCAATGCCCGCCAGGGGCGCACCGTCCGCTTCTACGACGACCTCACCACCAGATATGGAGCCCGCCCATGATGAACGGCATCTCGCTTGCCCTGACGTATCCGAGGGGCGGAGCTGTTCTGGTGCCACCGCCTTGGGTGCCGGATGCTGATCGCTACATGCCGGCGGCGACGCGCACGCGCTGGCCGACCGGCGCGACCGCCACGCCATGGACGTTCCCGGCCGGGCTGAATTACCAATGCACCAAGCTGTTCTTCGGCTCGCCCGACTATCCGACGAACGACTTCCTTATCGCGTTCGTCGGCTTCGCGCTGACCGAAGGCGGCAATGCGCCGCAAGAAACGCAGTCGCCGAACGCCGACACCGTGATCGACGAGGCGTTTTTCGTGATGCCGAACGGCACGGAATACCCGATCTTGTTTGGCGGTCTGGTGCCGGCGACGGTCACCGCCGCAACCGGCATTGTTTACGGGCAGGTCATACTGCCAGTTGCTCTGCCGGCATGGTCGATCTTTGGCGTCCGGACGGTCTATCACGGCGCAGAGGGTGCGCAGCGCTGCGGCTCCTATCGCATCCAGCGCCATCGCGGCGAAAAGTATTGGGGCGCGGCCGACTTGGCGTCTGTACAGGCGCTGGCGGCCGCCAACGGGGCGTCGACGGCGGCGCTCGATCCTGACAGCCTTTACAACACGATCGGCAACGCGACGAATTCGCAGATCCAGGCTTACGGGCCGGCGCTTGTTCTGGCGAAAGGATGGGACGGCCGGCCGGTTCCACTCGTCGTCGGTGACAGCCTGATCGAGCGGCAGGAGATCGCCGCGTCGGCCGACGAGCGCGGCAACATGGGCATGATACGCCGATGGCTCGACCAGCGCGACCAGGTATGGGGGAGCACTGTCCCGCTCGTCATGGGCGTGCCTGGTGAGCATAACGAATTCGAGCTTGCCACCAACGCGACCAAGCGATGGGTGATGATCGACGCCATCAAGACGACGTTCAACGGCGGCAAAGACATTTGGACTTTCTGCCTCGACCAGGGCGGCCGCAACGACAACAACACGACGCTTTCGCTCTGGCAGTCGCGCAAGTTCGGGCTCGATGATCGGATCATCGCCCGGTATCCCGGCGCGCATATGGTGGGCATGACCATTCTGCCGACCATGGCGGGATCGTCGGATGGCGGCCGCACGGTCGCCGGCTACAGCGCGACGTCGGCGCTGTGGAATCCGGTCACGGGGACGCTCGCCACTATGAACGCGTCACTCATCGCATCGTCGCGGTTCGCCAAGACGATTGATATCGTGCCGGCCTTCATGTCGGACAGTGATCCTACGAAGGGATCGGCGGCCGAATTGACGCCGCTCGGCAACGTCATCGGCCATCCCGGCAACCAAGATGGCGTGACGACATGGGACACGATGCGCCTGCCAAACACGACGAAGCTCGGCGCGCGCGTCATGTTCGAATATCAGCCTGGGCTCTGGACCAGCCGGACGCTGGTAGACCGAACGGATTTGGGAGACGGCACGGCGAACTACCGCGTCGCCGAAGTGCTGGCGACCAACGTGCAGGATAACGCCGCCCTGCTCGGTCACGCCTATACGGCCGCCGATTTCGTTCACCCGGCGCTCTACGGCGTCCTGCGTTTCGTCAGCCGCCTGCCTCAATCGCACAAGGCGAAGTTCTATCCATGACATCCAACGACGATATTCTCCGCGCTCTCGGGCGCGTCGAGGGAAGGCTGACCGGCATCGAGGAAAACGTGGCGCTGCTGCGCAACGAGGTCAGCGACGAAAAGGCGAATGCCCACGACAGCCGCGCCGTGATCCACACCCGGCTCGACGAGCAGGCAAGGCAGATCGCACATCTCGATACCAGGGTAGCGATCAGCGGCGGTGTCGACGCCCAGATCCGCGAGGAGATCAAGAGCCTCAAGGAGACCGTCGAGAAGAACCAGGAGACGGTGGCGCCGGCGCTGGAAGAATGGAAACGGATGAAATCGATCGGTTACGGCATATCGGGGCTGATTGCCTTTGCCGGGCTGACGGTCGGCGGGATGATTGCCTATGCCAGCGATGGCGCGGTGGCGGCGCTGAGGCATTGGTTGAAGATCAGTTGAGCCCGCCTAAGTTACTGCGCTGCTTGGCGATCGACAGCGTTTTGCTGAACAGGGAGTAAGTAACACCAAAATTTAGACTTTGCTAACGAACCAATTCGCGCCGTGCTGGTTTTCCTCTCAGGAGGAAATGGTCATGAAAAGCATGAGCAATCGCCAAGTTCGCATCCCCGGTCCGCGGGAGCATGATGTCGCAGAACATTGCCGCAAGTTCGGGATTGGTCCGGCCGAGGAGAAGAAGCTGAAGAAACTTCTCGGGGCTCGGGCGCCGCTGCATGAAATCCAGGCCAATGCGCCGCCGAGACAGCCGCGGTGGCGTTAGCAACGGTCGCGGTTCAGGCGGAGGATCTGACTTGTTTCACGCTGCGTTACGGTGATGATTCAAAGATTGAGCGAACCGCGGAAAGGCGACGGGGGATGATCCTGTCTTCCGATCTCCAAGGCCGATTCTGTTGCTCAGGCAGGGCCGTTTATGGTGATTATCCCGCGAAATCCGCTGAAAGCCCCGCTCCGCCGGGGTTTTTTGTTGGGGCGGTGAGGCGCTTTCGTTTTTCGTCGGCGCGCAAGGATACCAGTCTAACGATTGAAGCGGAGCGAAGCAATTTTCGCTTGTTCCTCCGACCTGCTTGCGGGAGCAAAGGCTCATCTGCGGCGCCGATATGGGCGGAACTTCCGGCAAATACTGACGTTGTGGCCGACGGACCGCGTAGCAGGTCTCGTCTCCTGTACCAACTGCTACCCCTGCAGTCGCTGCGCGGTCCACTCCCACATCTCTCATGGCGGAAGTGCTCTTCCGCCCAGCAGCGCACAAATCCAATCAATACCGAAGTTGGCGCGACAGCATGAGGATATAATCGTCGGCGATATCGGCGATCACCATTGCGGCTTCCGCCGGCGGATAGCCCCTGCTGACGGCTTCACCGAGGATCTTCATGACGAGAGGTTCAAGCGCTTCCCGGCAGTCGGCGAGAGTTTCGACATGCGGGCATTTGGGACGAAATTCCAAGACGACGCTCATGACTTACCCTTCTTATGATCGCGCTCGGCCCCTATGCATTGAGGCCAGCCTCTCAACTAAGAGGCGGGCCACGGTTCCGGCGAATTGCTTCAGGAAGATGTTATCCTGAAGATACGATGGCATAGCGCCTGATGTATTCAAGCGTATGCTGATATTAAGGTAAGCCAGTAGGGTTAATTCGTCCACTGAATCGTGGGCATAGCAAGCAGGTGCCGGGAGCTGTTGGAGTCCCGTCCGGCAACGCCGCCCAGCCTCAGGCGCTGATGCGGCGGCCGGCCTTATCAGCCTCTTTGCGATTGGCGCCATATTTTTCGATGATGTCTTTGGCATCCTCGTTGGAAATCCGGTGTTTCTTTGCGAAGTAGATGACGTCGTAGGGTCCGTCGGTCGCAGCCGCGTTCTTCGTTTTGTCATTGGTCAT